TCATTTAATACAGTGTAATTCTTTTAGTACTGCTTCTACTCTTTCTTCAGTCACAACCTCCCACGATCTCACAGACTCATGCGGCAACACATAATCAAAAATCTGTCCGTTTTTGCGCACAATCGCTACTGTGTCTCCTGTGATATAACCATGATCAATAGCCTGCTTAAACTCGTCGTATGTTAACACAAAGCACCTCCTTATCTATTTATTCGTAAAAGAAGAGGGAGACCCCCCCCCTCTTCTTTTTTGTTAAACTAATTTCCCAAAATTGGTAATACGGAAAATAACAAAAACATATTAATCCAAAATGCGAAAATAAATAATATTCCCCAAATAAATAGATTTATTTTTTTAGACACAAAAGCCATGAAGATAGCCGTCAAACCAAACACTATAAATAACTTTTGCATAACAAACAGATAAATCGAAACACCGAATAGAGTCTTATCCCAAGGAACAAAGAACATTCCTATCCATAATAACACTATACTCAAAATATAGTACTTCGAATAATCACTAACGTTTTTTTTGAAATTTAACATCCTATAGAACCTACTGTCTCAAAATATACTCTAATAGCATCGGCTACGCCAAGGACATTCGCTGGCATCCATCGTCTATAAACTTTTATGTAATTAACGAGCTGACGGTTACATTCACAATTAGCACCAATACCGGCACCCCACTTATAGCAACTATCGTGGTTTTGGCAACCTTGATCCAAAACATCTACTACTGGCAACGTAAAGTTATTCCCATTATGACCTGGTCCACAATAGTTACCATGGATAGGCCAACTAGCTTTAAAATATTTATCTGGGGTGAATGTCTTCTCAGAATAATCCTTACTTATAGCTTCAACTAACATTCCCATCTCTAGAACATCATCTGATACTTTATCTTGAGTTGCTCTATCATAATCAAAGTATACTCGTTCACCTTCTAGGATAAGATAATTTTTTAGGAGTTCACCATTTTGGAAGCTAATATCGCTTTCAGTGCCATTTTCTATTTTATCATTTATCCCTTCAGCTAATACATTTGTAGTAAAATTACCTAAAAAGAATAAAAAACAAGCAGCTAATAGAATAGTATTTATTACTTTTTTCATAAATTTTCTCCAACTATTTTAATAACAGAGAAACTATTAAGTGCTACCCCAATATGTCAACAAACCTCCTTTCTTAAAACTAAGGTAGACCTTATCTCAAGAAGAATATTACACTTAAAATATTACAAATACAAGTCTTTTTTTATTTGATTTTTTTGATAAAATTAAATATAGTGGTAATTTTAAATCAACGTATTTGAAATATTTGGTAGCTACTATTTCCTGAAAAAGAAATAAACAAACGGGCGTATGACGGGTTCTGCATTCCTCCTTCATAGGTTAATAAAAATTGAAGATGAAAGAAAGAAATTAAAAAAATAATTCCTTAAAAAACACAAAAAACAGCCCCCGGCAAATCGCCGAGGGCTTTTACTTTGTCTAATTTAATTTACCCCAAAGGCTGATACGATTGCCATCTTTATCAGTCTGTCCAATAGCTAGGTAGTTTCGCATACCTGAGCCGCCAACATAGCTAATCCAGTAGTAGCCATTAGCGTAACCCTCACTGTCAAAGCTGACAGTATCGCCTTGTTTGTAGCTACCTACTACTTCGCTCGCAAGGCTTGGCCAACGTCTGATATTGATTTCTGCGACATCAAGCGTAAATGTACCAGATTTTGGTGTCTCCACGATGGTGTCAGACGTTTGCGGTGCTGTATCTACTGTCTGGTTAGTATGGTCAACAGGTAACCTAATCCAGCCGACAACGCCAGTAAAGTCACGAGTATTAAAGCGAGCGGGGCCACCTACTTGTAAACTGTCCCAGTTGCCGTCAATGTTTTGCTCAACAGTTTTAATGGTATAGCCATCACTGTCCTCAATAACAGCTCCTGTGTGTCCATAAGGACTGCCAGCTACCTCCATGACAAATAAGTCACTAGCTTTTGGATTAACTCCAGGTGCGTTATAGATAACCTCTAGACCTTGCGCTGCTGCACTGTTTAACAGGTCAATCGCATTCCCCCATAAGTCAATCCCGAACCAGTTTTTGACGATAAAACATGGTAAGTCAGCACATTGCGTCCCAAAACAGCCATCTTTATCAACTCCCATACCTGAGTTGGCAAGGTCAACACAGTATTGTACAATCTCATTTGCGGTTGTCATCGTTACCTCCTTATTAGTTTTTAAGGCTTCCTTATCCCATTTTTGCAAGTTGTTTTCCTCAATCAACTGGATAAGCAGCTCCGCATAATCACTTGCAGTGGCATAACCAGCTGCTTTAATGGCATGACAGGCCTTTTTATAGTCAGTCTCTCCAATTACAGCGTGATAGCGTGGATTATCCACTAAAAACTGGCCATGATCAAGGATTGACTCGTCCCAACTGTCATAGGCTCTAAAGCGGTCCACGAGATCCGTCACGACACCTGGCTGATACTCCTCTTGTGTCTTGGTATCAAAAGATTTACCAGACCATGAGCTATCTGCCTTGATACCAAACAATGCGTTATGTGGGGCATACTTGCCCCAACCACTCTCTAAAATAGCTTGAGCAGCCGTCAGAGATGGCAAAATCTTATGATTGTGCCACTCCGCAATGACTGCGCTTTTTATGTCGTCTAAAAAGGTCATCTGTCCTCCTCATCTAAAAACGGGTAAACAATCAGAGCAATCACAGACACAGGTAAATATAGCACTGCGATTACTATGACTAAGACTGATCGTGTGATTGCTCGCATATCTACTCCTATTTTTTACTAAACATGTCAATAAATTGCTTAAACAAAGCTACATCAATGCCCATTTTGTTTAGATTTTCCAAGATGGATTTTAGCTCAAAGAGCAGATAGCCAACGTACATCACATACAAAAAGGCTACTCCTGTATCGTTTGGCAACAAGATTGACAAAGGGATAAAAAAGATCATCAGGGCAATTGAGCAAATTTTGCGCAAAATACCATTAATCCCCTCTTTGCTCCTAAAATCGATGTTGGGGTTGATTTTTGCCGCAACGGTACCCGTTAAAAATCAATCATCATTGCGACTGCAATTGCTCCTAAAGTAAATAGGATTTTACCATCTTGGGTCTGGATTAATTGTCTCAAAAAATAAACATAGATCACCTCTTACTTACCTTTAACTAAGTCCGCATATTTAATGACTGTGACTTTGTCCTCAGACTCCAAGTCTTTGAGCGTTTGCTTGTCGTACTCAAAGGCCTCATTGACATACACAAAGACAAGATTGCCCTCACCGGCCAAATCCTCGTGCTTGTCGTCTAGCACAGTAAAGACGTCGTGCTCCTGATACTGACCTTTTTTAGCAGGCTCAATAAGCTCTAGCATGCCTTTGTAAATGTCAGGCTCGATCTTATCGACGCTGGTCAACATGTGGATAGTTTGCAAGTTAATCATCTTTTGCGTGCGCTCTGCAGCTGCTCTGGCCAGACCTGCAGCTGTTTGTGCAGTTGTTGCTGTCTTAGCTGTATCTTGACTCAACTTTTCCAAGTCATCAACTTTTTGTACTGCTTCGCCCATAGCAATTTCGACATACTCTGATTTTTTAAATTCGTCGAGGACCATTTTAATAACGTCGAGGTCATTTGTAGATGACAGATCTTTTTATCGTTTGCGGGATAGATGCACCGTCATCACCTGTGATGATGACATGTGTACCCTCAATAACCCCTAGCGCGTTTGGTTGTGGATATTTGCCGACGATTTTCCAATTTCTAGCCATAATTATTCTCCTTTAGTCTTTTTGTCAAGTAAGTCTTTGAGTTCTTTGTTTTCTTTTTCGAGTCCAGTTTTTTGATACTCAATTTTTATAATTAGCTACTAGTTCAGCTTGCTCAATGCATTTACTTGCGAGTTGATTGATCAAACTATCAATTACATTGTTAAGGTACTGTGTTTCTTGTTCCATTTTTTGTCTCCTATTACCAATCCGGCCAATAGCCGCTTGCTCCGCTAAATCGCCCTAAGTCATTTAGCGTCCGAAAATTTTCAAAAATTTTGTTAAAAATAGTTGCTAGATTGACATCTTTACCTTTAAAATCAGTAAATTTTATCGTCAATGAGCCGCCTCCATCAAAACCATGAGACATGTGGATCGAATCTCCATATAGCTCAAGCCTGTCTAAAGACTCGTTCGGCCTAAATACTCTAATACCAGCAAACCTGATCGTGTTTTGGGACTTAATACCCTCATAATTTGAGGTAACACCCAATCCGACATAAACACCGCCATAGCTATCATCATTAAAGTGTAAAAAGCCTGTGCTCTCACCTTTTTTACGCATGAGGGCATTGTTGCTGCTATTAAAATTGATTGTCGCATTGCGATTAAAATCAATATCCGCAGTATTTAAATTCCAGCGACTGGCTCCGTTTGTGGCAGCTAGCACACCTCCAGTAATCTTACTTGCTGATAGTGTTACAGATTGGACTGACGTTGCAAAGATGTCTTTTGCAAACAAGGTCCTAAAATATCCCTCATTAGCAGTTAGCTTATTAAAAAAGGCATAATCCATCTTGATTTTGTCACCAGTGATAGCTTCTGCCGCAATTCTATTACCACTGAGATAGCCGGTATTAATCTTGCCAGCGTCCATGTTAGCAATATGAGCATCTTTAATGACGGCGTTGCTGATGTAGCTGTTACCATCGAGTGTGATGTTTTTACCAGTGATTTTAACCCCAGACCTATCAAGGTTGATTGCCGATATTATCTCACTGCCAGTCATCTTGCTTGCTGGTAGCTTATCTCTGATTGCTAAGGCTATCTTGTCGTAACTCTGAGCAATAGTTGTTTCGACATCTTTTTTTGATACTTTGGTACTGACTAAGTCACTTAGCTGGGTGAGTCGTGACTCAACTCCGTTTCGAGGGTCGCTAACAGTTGACTGCAGGCCTTTAACTGTCTGGGTTAAGCTAGAGTAATTCTTCTCAGTATCCTGCAATCGCCGCTGATAGCTAGCTAAGTCCTGTTGCACCCGACTGACAGCGCCTGTCCGGTCCTTGATCTCTTGTGAGATTTGGCTGGCAGTTGACTGCTGCACAGACCTTAACCCGCTAATCTGCGACTCTAACTCAGTGCGCAGGCCTTGGTTAGATCTTGTAAACTCTGCCCGCAAGCCCTCAAGCTTGTTTTCGTAGGCCTCTGTGGTACCTGATGAGGTTGTGGTGATTTTAGAGTATAGCTGCCGTATCTGGTCATCGTATTTTTGTGACAAGCCTTGAGCTGACAGCTTAATCTCAGCTTGTAGACCGATTTTATCATTGGCTAGTTGAGCTTTTAGGCCCTCGATACTTGCTTGATAGCTCGCGGATAAGCGCTCGTCTGCGTCTTGATACTCACGCTTAACACCTTTGATGGTCTCATTGATTAGTGCCAGCTTTTGGCCAGTATCATCGCTAATCCGCTTAGCAATACCAGCTGCTGTCTCGACAATCTCTGTCGAGATGTGGTCACGATGATACTCACGCAAAAGCCCATTTGTCGTCAATTTGATTTTTGACCACAGATTTGAGTTTTTGGTATCTGTTAGCTCAAGACTAAGCTCTTTAAGATCTTTAAATAAGCCCGTTGGATTGCCGCTGCCCTCAACAACCACTGGCGCAACGTAATTAGTTGGCTTATCCCCTCGCTCAATCATAACCTGATTAAAGTGAGCTGTCCCTAGACAGTTGCTGGCTAATCTGACTTTTTGATTGTCGTCCTCTGCTGTAAATGTATAGTGCATGCGGCCATCTTTACCAATGACGAGGTTTGTCTCGTCTATTACAATCGTTGGATCTCTCAATGTTACCTCCTAAAACTCTAGAGTTAGCTTATTTTTTTGCGCTATATTTTTGATCTCTTTGATGTTAGCAACTCGCTCGATTGTCACAAGGCAATAATAGTCGCTGTCCTCAAAGCTGATTTGTGCAGCGCTTGACAATTTAACGCCATTAATCGATATCGACTTAATGCGCTTGCTTTTGACATCTGCGATGTCTGACGCTATCAAGTACAAATACAGCATTTTTTGCGACTGTCTAATGTCTAAGCTGCCTACAACTGAGACAGTTTGGGTCCCGCTGCTATGTTTGTCAGACCAAATCAGGCGATCAGCAAGATAAACAGCAACTACACGAGAGCTGCCTAGATAGACCTTATTAGCCTTAGCAAAGTTTAAAACGTGCTTTGGCTTAGCTTTGGGCTTGCTAGCAGCGGCAGCTACAGGAGTAACAACTGTATTTTTGCTGTGGGATCTTTTGACTGTCGATTTGAGGTGCACCATGTCGTAAGAGCCGTAATGGGTAATAGTTAACACATCTAATGTCTCGCGCTGGATTTTTAGGCGCTTTGTGTCATCGGGCAGAGGGCGGCCAGCGACAAGCAACATGTTGTCACCAACATCAGCCTTAGTATAAAGCTTATATGCCATGTCAACCCTCCGTCACGAGGATCAACTCGTTGTCGTTGTAATCATACAGATCATCATACTCTGATTGAGTGACCACTCTATAGCTTAGACCTGATCCTGAGCCTTTAGCTTTGTATTCCGACCGTAGCAGATAAGCTGCTAGCTCACCACGTCTAACAACGTCATCGGGCAAAACCGCATCTTTTCCTGGTGGGCCTTGCAGTCCTCGGGGGCCTGTTGCACCTCTTGGGCCATCAATACCGTTGACCCCTGGCTCTCCTTTAGGGCCTTGCAGGCCCGTTAGCCCTCTAGGGCCAATGTCCCCTTTAGGACCTGGATCACCTTTATCACCTTTTAATTGTTGCTTTTGCTCTGGCGTCAATTGCTCAAACGTCATTTTACCGTCCGCGCCCGGCGGCCCTTGCGGCCCAGGAGGACCCCTGTGGGCCTGTTTCCCCACGCTGGCCAGTAGGACCTGGTGGGCCCTGCTCCCCTGTTTTACCTGTTGGTCCTTGGGGACCTTGTGGCCCAGGTGGTCCACCTTGATAGATCAAATCTGCATATCTATTTTTACCGTCGCCAAATTTACTATGGCCTGTGTCAGACTCATAGACGAGCTGGCCTTGTGGCAAAATGATGTCACTAGACTCCCACTCGTTTTTTGTCATGCTTTTATGCACAACTATAGCTGATATAGTCTCTGACATTAACTACCTCCATTTCCATCAAAAATAACATCTGGATTTGGGGACCAATCCAAAATCAAACTAGCATTATTGCTATCGACAACGTCTCTATAAGACATCTCCAGAGCTAAATCCTGCACCTCTGCCGCATTTAAATCCATCTGCTTAGATTTGTACCAATCACCAGTTAAAGCGGCTCTGTAGCTCAAAGGATAGACGCTGATGACCTCCTTATCTTTACTTAGATTAAAGGTCTGCGCCTCCATCTTAGCTTTGGTAGGTGTCAGTACCAGTTTAACTCCCTTATTATTAGCTTGGGTCAGCGTGATAGCCACTTTTTGGAGTAACTCACAGGTCTGGCTAAAGCTGATGGTGTAAGTCTCACCGCGTCTAAAGCCACCATCATTAGCCTCAAGTTCGATAAAGTCCTCATCATAGGATTTCGTACGGTTAGGGTCGCCAACCAGTAAGTTTTTATTGTAGCGGGTCTTACCGTTGTTTCCTAAAATTTCGGCAGTTAAACGAGATTCTTCGCTTGTCTCGCTGACTTTATTTTTCAAGTCATCAAACGACTGTTTAATTGACGGTATGTCATCAACTTTGATGGCCTCAGTGATTTTTTTGATCGCTTCCTCGGGGAGTGATAAGTTTCGTAAAGTTTCTTCAAACTCTTTTTGCTTGATTTCTGCATCGTTTAAAAACTCTTTTAGTCGCTCATCAACTTCCTTGGCTAGCTTCTCAGCTTCAAGAACCTTAGCATTAACATCTGCAACTTTGACCTCGGCACTAGCTTCAGCTTTTTTGATGCCGTCTTCAATTTCTTGGCGGATTTGAGTCTCTTTCGAATCAAAGACACGATTAGCATTGTCAATTTGCTTTTGTAATTTTGCTTCAAAGACTGCATCATGTTGAGCGGTTGCTTCTGCTACCTTATTGTCAATTTGACTGCTAATTTGTTTTGCTAAATTTGTTTTAATCTCTCCAAAGCTGATAGATTTAAGCCTGTTAGCCATAGGAGAAAACTTATATCCAGTAATTTGCATACGCAAGTCTCGGTCATAGACCTCGTGGAATACAATTGCAGTATCAAATAACCTAACACTACCCTCGTAGTTATTAGTAACATCGATTTTTAAACTATTACCTGGTACATCGCAAAGAGTACGCTCAAAATATTTGCGTCCGTATGCTGTTAAATCCTCAACCGTTTTGACATCTTGGTCCTGCACCTTGATAGTTTTTTCGACGATTATCGGGTGAGTGTCTTTGAGGTTGCTTTCGACGGTTACCCTAATAATTTTTTTAGTGGTGGTTGTAGTTTGTGTCTCACTACTAGCAGACTCAGCAATTTGTTGCTCGTCAACCTCTGCAACTAAATGCAAGATAGAGACGAGACCTTTAATCGTATCCGTCTCCTCGTAGTATTTGAGGTTTTTTTTATACATAAATAAGGTCTCAGTGTCTTTGCCAGCTTTTTTAAGCAAATTAACCTGATACTTATCCCGTACAAGCTCGCCGCCCCATTGCCCCATAATAGAGTGCTTACCGTTAGACAAAGCGTCCATTACAGACACGTCAGCCTGATTAAAAGTATGCCGCCCCTCAATATCACTAAAAAAGCTAAATGGGTGCTCACGCTTGATACTACCTGACAACTCTGCCATAACCGTCATACCCTGCACCCTATCAACACTAATAGAGTCAATCGCATAGCCATTTAAGTCATCAGCAACCTGATTAGCATAAACATTGATATAACCATGTCGCTTAGTAATTTCAAAAACCCTAAAAAGTTGGGTACCATGTAGGTCATCAGCTTCTAGGATTATTCCTTTTTTATCAAAGGACGATATTCGTGTTTAGCAGGATACTTAAAACTTAGTTTGTAATCGCTATTTGCTTCCTGGCTAATTTCGTCTTCAAAGGCTGCCACAAGAGGAGTATTATCATCTTTAATTGATATCAAACCTTATACCTCCATCTTGGACTGATTGTTAACCTAGTAATGCCTCCACTAACAGCAATACCTTGGGTTCCGGGCTGTATTTCAAAAAAGCTTCCTCTTATTCTGATTGAGTTTTTCACATTACCTTCACCATCATAAACGCATTGTTGACCATGTTTGCACTCAATCGTTGCTTTACCTGACAAATTTAATTCCATGACCTGTTTGCCAATGGTTAGTGTTCCTTTTCCAGCACCCTCAACAATTATTTTAGGCTCACTAAAAACATTTCCTAGATTGTTTATACTTCCGTTACCTGCAATTGTTACATCTGAGATACCTTTTGCGTATCTAAATGGATATAGAGCAAGTTTAAGAGTGACACGCCATGATGACATGGTTACCGCATTAATTTTGACAGATAGGCAATCATAGTAATAAAAAGAGTTTGGGATATGCCAAAATTCAATTGTTTTACCAAGACCGTCTAAATGATTAACTAAATTAATCGCATCATCAAAAGTGCTCAAATGCCATGTCAATGTTGGCTTTGACTCATTATATGACTCTAACTCCCTACTGGTGCCATTCATTCCATAGGCTGCGTTTTCGACAAAGCTAGGGGATAAAATATCCCCTACATCGTAACCAGTCAAGACACAGTGAGGGATCGTTGATGTATCAAAACCATCAATAAGAATTTTAGGTGTCATGCAATCCCCTCTCTATCCATAATTTTTGCAAATTCTTCGTATAAAATGGCACTCACTTTTTCTTTATCCAAATAAACATCTGTGTTTTTATCAAGGATATCTTGCAATAGAGCAAGCACCTTAGCAAAAAATAATGACAGGTCGTTGGCGCCAGAACCGAGTATGGTCTTAGCACTAATATTGCTTGATAGTAAGTCATCAGTTGTAACGCTTGGTTTAGCGTCAATGCCAAGAGATAAACTCTTACCTGTCATGGCACTAGCAAGATCATCTGCCATACTCAAGACATTAGACTTAACCTCTTTAAAGCCATCTATCAAGCTTGTATTAAGTCCACCCATAATGGCTTTACCGGCAGGTTTTAACAAAACTTTATCGTACGAAATAGGTCCTTTATGCTCAGCGATCCAGCTAGCAATACCGCCAACAAAATCCATTACAGATCCCCAAGCGGATTTTAGTCCGTTTAAAAAGCCATTCATTATTGCTGCACCAGCTTCCGAAATATCGATATTAGCCAATCCTCTAATTGTGCCAGCAATAGAGTCAATAACCCCATTAACCGACGAACCAACATTTGATACCAATTGCCTAAAGCCATCAAAAGTTGATTTTATAGTATTAATAGCAGACTTTATGACGCCTTTTGCAACATTGATAGCATCGTCCATCGCCATCCAGGCTAGGGTAAAGATGTTTTTTAACACTTCTGTTGAGCTACCGGCGCCACTAAATGCTAATTTGATATAGTCAATAACCGTTGATATGATTGTTCCTGCTGTCGAAATCGCACTTTGAATGTTAGTCCAAGCACTCTTAATAAAAGCACTTAATCCTTGACCAGCTGCCCCTAAATTACCAAACATACCAATGACAACACCGATCCACTCAGCGATGGTGCTTAGAACAGGTTGCACAAAGTTAAGCCCCTGAACAAGCAAGTCAATAACTGGAGTAAGGAATTCGATGGCGACTTTTACGCCATCGAAGGCAAAACTAACTCCCATGAGCGCACCTTTTACAACCCCGCCCAAAAACGAACCTAAAATCTGAAAGGCAGGCATCAACGCATCACTTAGTATTGAGATTAGAGGTTGTGCTGCATTCCACACGCCAATAAGCGAGTCAACAACACCTGAGATAGCTGGCCCAACGATAGCAGCAAAACTAGAAAAACCAGCTTGTAATGCTGGTAAAATGGCTGAAATAAGGGATTCAAACCCGCTAAAATCAAGTCTAGCTAAACCACTGATAATAGTATCTATTACTGGAGCAATAGCACTACCAAGGCTAGCGAAAAACGATGGCAACTGACTAAAAGCCGTTTTTAAACCATCAAAAACAGGTTGTAAGTTTTGGCCAATCTGCGCAAATTTAACAGTAATAGGACTTAAATCAATACTAATCCCAAGGCTACTCATCAAACCCTGAAATTGACTGGTAATAATAGGAGCTGCTGCTCCAATAAAAGTGCCAATTGCTGATGGTAAGCCTTTAAAGATATTGGCCACCATTGGAATAAAGTTACCAAACAAAAAGTTAGAAGTTGTCTGGGCCAATCCCTGTAAAGCTGGCCTTATATCATCTCCTAGTGATAAACCTGCCAGTACATTTGTAAATGAGGATTTCATAGCGGCAAGAGAGCCTGAAAAGGTTGTCCTCGCTTCTTCGGCAGCTACTCCTGCTATCCCCATGTTGTCCTGCACCAAATGGATAGCCTCGACCACATCTGCATAATTACTTAGATCAAACTTTTTACCCATGGCAGCAGGCAACTTTTCGGCGTCTGATAATAGCCGCCTCATCTCCTCTTTTGTACCACCGTACCCCAATTTGAGGTTATCCAGCATGGTGTAGTTTTGCTTAGCAAATCCCTGGTAAGCCATTTGGATTGATGTGATATCAGTACCCATCTTAGCCGAGTTGTCGGCCATATCCATGATTGCCATGTTAGCAGCCTTGGCCGCCGCGACAGCATCACCTCCAAGTGATTGCTTTAGAGATGCACCCATAGACACCGCTTGCTCTGCATAAGTATTTGCTGATATCCCAGCTTTGTAGGCCTCTTTAGCAAATCCCTTGACAGATTTTTCAGCGCCTTTGTAAAGTGTATCAATACCGCCAAAGGATTGTTGTAAATCGGCACCAGCGGACAAGGCGGACGAGATCATCTTACCAATCCCAGCAGCTGCAATCGCACCGCCAATCATTTTAACAAGGTTACCACCAATAAGTGAGCCAGCACTCAAGCCAGCGGATCTTGCTTCGGGATCAAGTTGCTTTGAGATTGCTCCGCTTATACCACGAGCAGATGGCATAATCTGCACATACGCTTTTCCGATTTCGGTGCCTGCCATTAACCATCACCTCCTAGTAATTTTTTGCGCGCATTTTTAAATTCCTCGCCAGATGCAAAAGAGACGACATCGTTAGCTTTTTGTGATTTAGCACCAATTAATTCCGCCACAATCGACTTAGGTTTATTTGCTCCAGATTGACCATCTTTGGTCTTAGACCAAAATAGCAAATTAGTATTATCGTAAATGCCGGCTAGCAAAAGAGTATCTAAGGTCTCTGTTTCTCCAGATAATGCCATTTTTATCCTAGAGTTAGACCTCAAACCGACAGCAAAAACAGCCACCTGATAAGCAGGCAGCTGTCTATAATCATATATATTGTAGGTTTCGGCCAAATCACAAGTTAACGCATTATCATCTTTTGCGATCATCTGAGCGAGGATTGCTAGTTTTTTAACTCTTTTTGACTGTCAAAAATTTCTTTGATTTCTACCCCGATGGCTTCCATGTCAACGATACCATCTGCATCTCGGACGTGTTCTTTGAGGTCTTTGGCAGCATTTCCTAGTAACAAATTGACCACTTTAACAACAGCGGTTGGGTCTGTCGCTTCTTCCGCAATAGCTTCAACCAATTCAAAATTCTTTAGACGCTTCATCGGGATTTCGTATTCAAATCCCGATGTTGTTTTTCCTTTTAAAATTTCCATTTACTACCTCTTACATTTCAAAGTTTTCACCTTTTGTTTTTGGCTTCACAATATATTCGTGGTGAGTATCTCCGTTTTCGTCTGGGAAACATTTTAGGGTTGTTTCGTATCCGACAACTTCCCCATCAACATACTTAATTTCACCTACTTCATCGACTTTCGCATTTGGTAAGACAATTCGTTTAAGGATACCGCCATTCATGATCATATCAACAACGATAGCATGCGCTTCAAGTTCTTTTGAATTTGATTTAATATGGATACCTTTATCCAAGTCCCCAGTAACATTTGTAGATCCGTAAACTTCTTTCAAAACCTCGACATTTAGTGACTCGATTAATTTATATTTAAATTTATCTTCCTTTTCTTTTTGAACAGAGCCAACAACGTCACCGCCCCAAGCTTTGATGTTTTCCGATGATCGTGTATCTTCGTTTGTTACACCATCTTCAGATACGTAACCAAGCCCTTTGAAAGCTTTGTCTAGTGCCGATGCTGCGTCGGTAGGCAATTTTGTACCAAGCGGAGCTGAATAAATCGCTCCACCTGCTTTGGGTTTTGCAGATGTCACATTTTTAGTATCATTTGCCATTATTATCTCCTTTTAATTAATAGTGATTAATGTCAAATACAGCTTGATAGCGATAGCGCTTAGTTGCTGTATCTGTAAAATTGTAGTCAGCATTAAGATGTACGCCGGATACTTCTGGTAGTCTATCAAGTTGCTCAATTACACGTTTCAGCCTCTCATTAAGCAAAGCTGCTTCATACAACGAATCCGCATAACTTTGAAAAGCAAATGTGGAACTTAGCAAATGATTTTGCTTAGCCCCACTAGTCTTTTCTAAGATGATGAATCGTGCAGGTTCATCTTTTTGATGTTCAAAAAAAGACGGCACATCTAAGTGCTCGTCTAAATATTTTTTGATAATTACTTCAATCAATTATCGCACCGCCTTTAACAGTGTGTTATTTTTTGAGTTATCTTTCTTAGCCTTTATGGTTTTAGCGCTGACCATGGCATTAGCCCTATTTTTCCCAACATGGATATCTTGGGCATAACCATCACCACAACGTTGTCTGATGGCTGTGGCTTTAGCAGTTAATACCTGTTGCATTTCTGATGATTTCATCAATTCAGCAACTCTAGCTGGATTTAGCTTAAATTTAAACTTACTCATAGCGTTCCACCATCACTTTCTTATTCCAGTTTAGTGGTATAAGCCCTTCAATCCCTTCGAGAGGTAGGCCGACAGTGCGCCATTTTTACCAAAGAATCTAACTTCTTTATTTTCCCAATCGTGTTTATCTCCTTTGGGGATAGCCAAGACATATTCAACTTTTTTCCGGTCAATGATAACTGATTTGTGATATCTTCGGTCGTTGCCGGTGCAACAAGTACATTTTCCACCTCAATATCAAAATCAATGGTGATTTCCTTACCAAAAGGATCTTTCCCAGTTACCTGCTTAGCAATCAAAACAACCGAAATTCCTTTAAGTTTCCCCATAAAGCTCAATCACTCCAATTTTTTGTTTTTAGTTAATCCTAGACGTTTCAACTCGCTATCTTTGATAAACAATCCACCCCCAGGAACCAAATAAGACCCACTAAAAGAATAGCCAAGGGCTGATTCAGTCATTTGAGTCATAGGTTCCTGATCGGTAGAAGTCATCAGTGTCCTAGCAACAATGTCAACTGTCACAGATTTAACCACATTAGCATAAGGCTGACTATTTTCCACCATGATATCTAAGTTCTTACCGACACGCTCAGCCTCAATCCTCAAAGTGTCTGATACAACTTCTAGTAATTTTAAAGCTCGTCTACTCTCATCAGGTTTTAGAAGTCTCCAGAGCGCTGTCAAGTCATCAATCGTTGCAAAAGTTTCCATATCCAACCTTTCCACAAAAGGACAAGCGATCCCGAAGGACCGCTAAGTCATTACTCTTCTTTATGAGTTTCATAAAGTTTCAGAAGCTCAGGCTTCTTAGCCTTAGCATCAAACTCAACGCCTAATTCAGTCAAAAGTGACTTCAATTCTTCGATAGTTGGTGTTTTATCCTCTTTTTTAGGTTCGACCAGTTCCCAGTCGCCACCAAGGTCACTATCAGTATAAATGATAGCACCAGTTTTCTTATCCTTGTACTGCTTCATTTTTACGCCTCCTCTACACGAGCAAATGCATCTGCGTCAAGAATACCCCAACCGATATAAACTTCTGTACGGAGACAGATTTCATTATAAGCCTTCAAGTCACGTCCGGTTTGGTCTGGGTCACCATATTCAATAATTTCGAGTGGAATATTTTCAGCATATCCCCATTTGAATCGATTTTGGAAGTCTCCCACAATTGCATGGTCTTTCTTAGCTGTACCACCAGTTGTGGTCATATTTTTATTGACATCTGATGGCATTCCATAGAAGCTATCTGGATTTTGCCCAAAACGAAATTCTGGGTATTGTACCACACCATTCACTTTGATTTTAGCCAAGGCCTGACCTGCAGCTGGCGATAATGCCAATCCTGTCACTTCTCCACCTTTAGCAGAGATTTGAGCAACTGCTGCATCAATATTATCATCAATAGTGCCAGCGTTAAATGTTACGACATTACCAGTAATAACACCATCAAATGAGTTATCTGTCTTAAATGACGCATCTGCCATTGATTTAGGCTCTAGTCCATGGATTGCAGCAATGTCAAAACTACGAGCAATAATTTTAGCAAATCCATCATTAAATGCCTGTAAGTATGCAATTTGTTTTTCTTCACTGGCATGTTTAAATTCATCTGTAATGCGTGCCTGATAGACAAATTTAAGAGGCTTGATCACTTTACTAGTCATTGAAGATTGACCAGCATCTTTTTTATCTCCTTCTCCAACTATTTGAGCATTACCTTCTAGATTAAAGACAAACTGCTCAATACCTGCAAATGGAATAGGTACTTGTTTAGATAATTTCGCAAGAACAGATGTTCCTTGTACTTTGGAAATAAGATCCGTCACCAATTCTGGTGAATAGAGTGTTCCTTGTTTTTGAGTCATATGTTATTCTCCTTTTAATTCCTGTAGCATTGAGCGAATACCAGCATTTCTACCTTCAATCGCTGGCTCATTATCTTTTAACGGCGCTGTAGGCTCTGAAGGTTTAAGCATTCCGACTAAGCGCTCTGCATCTGCCGTAATAGCAGCCTCATCATCTCCAATTAATCGATCAGCCAAATCATATGGCAAACCATTAGCTAGAGCAATACGAGTTCGCAATGTTGCTTTTTCATAACCAGCAACCTGTTTCTCAAAATCAGCAATCTTACTATCACGTTCAGATAAAGCTGTCTTTGACGCTTCCGCAGCATTCTTCAATGCACCATTTTCAGATTCTAATTCCGTTACACGAGTCTTTAGTTGGTCGTAATCTGCGTACTTTTCACGTTCCCTAGCAAGACTAGCCTTGACCACTGCGTCAAGTTCTTCTTGTGTTTCAATAATTTTAAACTCTGACATTTCTGCCTCCTTTCTCCTGCCTTCCCGGCAGTTCGGTAATTTTATAAAAAATAACACCTCTAACAAGATGCCATTTAATAACTAACTTTTTGCTTTTTCTTGGGTTTAGTCGTTGCACAAGCCCAATGTGCCAGCAAAGCACTATCCATTAAGCTAATATCCATATCATCAAAATGCGAACGATAACCAAAACCACCATTTGAGCCAATATTACGCTTATCGCAATTAGTTGCCACTCTGGTAAGTGATGGCTGACCACTATGGCAAATCGTTTGTTGGTAAATCCCCTGTTCCCACAAAGCATTAGCTACGATGATTTCTTTCACCGTAGGCAATACCACATTCTTGATCTTAAAATCATGCAATTCTTCAGCAAGAATTTTCTGGCCACTCGCACCGTCTATGATAATTTGTGCCACATCAGCAGACTTCAAAAAATCAACTAGCCACTGGTTTCCGTTACGAACAGATTGACAGTCAATTGTTTCTACAAATATCGTGTCATTTTGGGTTTTAACAGCAATACTCATAGAAACGTTTGTGCCATCTTGTCCATACTTGATCCCAACAAACAGCTGACCTTTTAACTTAGGAAGGCCATCGATTTTAAGAGCATTCCACTCAGTCTCTGAAATGGCTGATTTTTGGTTATACTGTGGCCAAAAACCAAGACGTTGAACGTTGTGATCCAGCTTGTCATCTCCCAACTCTGCCTCAATTTTACGCTCATTTAGGTGATAACCCATGGAAGGGTTGGAGTTATACCAAGCAACTACATCATCAATTTCTTTCTCCGAATCCACAGACCATTCAGCCCAACCACTGTACTTCCCTTTACCAAAAAGGCAAGTGCTACGATAATTAGTAAAAACCGTACCACTTGAGACAGGAGTTGGAGGCGTTCCACACATCACAGTCATTGGATTATCACTATCCGTTACCGTATATTTCAGAGCAGATTCCTGCTCTGTCGTGTATTCCTGAGCTTCGTCAATAATCAATAAGTCAAATCCCTCACCAAGACCACCATTTGATGTTCTCGTACGAAACTGAACAACTCCACCAGTTTTATAAAGTTCAATCCTCTCTTGACCTTTCGCACGAATAGAATTAAAGTCCTCCCCATCAACATAACCCATCTTTTCAAGATACCTCTTTACCTTCTCAAAAGATGAGTGAGAGGTGCTGATGCGGTGTGCAGTATGTAGGATATTTAAACCATTGTGCAGCCCCCACAATTCTAATATATAAAGAATCTCAGACTTACCATTACGACGAGGAATAGAATAGCCAAATTTTTGATGTACCCACAGACCATTTTTTATCCACAGCCATAATAGGCTGCAATAAATTAACCTGCCATGAATAACACGACAAACCAGTCCGCTCGTAAATCTCAATCGCTTCCTTAGCCTTTGAATTTCGCTTAACGTACTTTAAAACTACCGATTGAGTAGGATTCTGATTGCCAAGCTTCTTTTTCCTAGCCATAAGCTCCCCTTTCAATCGTCACGCCTAGTTTAATGTCGTGCGACAGGACACAATAAAAAGTCGTATTGCTACGACTCCATAGTTACCATTTCTTACCTCGCCTGATGATCTGCGAAAACTCTGTTTGAGACTTTAGTATATACATCTACGTAAGTCTCTTTTTTGTCGCCGTTATGTGTTACTTCGGCATAATCAGCAATCTTAGTCTTGCTTGTACTAACCAATGCTTTCCAGTTCTGCAATGTTTTGCTAAACCAGACTACAAAACAGTCTTCAGGTTTGATTTCAAGACCTGTTAATCGTGTAAATTCCTGCGATGCTAGTCCTTTAGCTTTTTCTGTGTATTCCATTTTATCTACCCCACTTCCGCTTATAATTTTTCTTAATATAGTTAACATCAATTGCAATGTCTGCAATAGCTGATTGGTTGTCTAAGGCAGCGCTTTTGATTGCTGTCAGCTCACTATTTGTAGCTTGAGCATTTGTTGACACGATGGCTCGCAATTCGGCAACTTCTTTGGTCAGCATCACAACTGCTGTTTCCAATTTACGTTTCTTTTTGATTCGTTTATTCATTGTTTCCTCCTTTTTTAAGCATAAGAAAAGCACTCGATTTCTCGAATGCTTAGTTATTGTTTTCTTGATTTTAAAAAATCTGCCCAATAATTTTCCTCGTTGTCGAATATCTTTACTTCATCGTCTGTCATGTTATGAGGATAGTCTGCAAATAAATTATATATCTTGTGTCTATCAAAGCTAAACAGATGACGGCCGCGAACATCTAACTCATCAATCCACCACACTTTACTATCAGCATTTTTCTTGTACCAATCACTATAACCGGTTAGATTTGATGATTCGCAAATGCACTGATCATCTTCTAAAATTTCATTTTCTAATTCTTCTAACATATTATCTGACATGACCGTTAACTCCTTTCTGCTGTTTATCTTGCGATGTGTTGATAAAATTCAATAATCGCTGAAATTCTTCGTTTTTACCGAGACTTTCAGCTTCAATTAGTATATTCGGCACTTCAAATTTTTTACCATACAAAGTATGAGACTGTTTACAACCAAATCTGTTTCGCAGCACATAAGAATCAAGTTTTTGAAATCCATTTTTTCCTGATACAGGGTGCTGTAGTTCTAAATATTGAATTTCATTTTCCGTTTTTTTGACAATTGCTGCATGACCACCAGTTGCTAGATAATATTCCTTATCTAACTCCATCGCGTTAACAAGTTGTTTCGTTGCTGAGATATCATTCGTATGGTTTATAATCATACTCTTCACACCATCAAGGTTAGCAATATCTTTTATAGCACCATTTGTCGCAAACAGATGGCAACTATCCCCACCTCTAAAGTCTAGTACTTTATAACCAGCTTTGTTACCAATGTATGCAAAAGCCGCCGAAGAACATGACCCCTTTGTAGCATCACCACCACTGACTTCCTTAATAATTTTTCTTCCGACTTTGGCAACAACTGTCTTCTAACTGGATTACTTTCAATCCCTAATTCTAATGCCCTTTTACGGGATCTACTGATTTTAACAGAGTGGTCAATCTTCTTCCTCTCCTCAATTTTACTACTCTGCTCTTTTTTTCGCCATAGCTTACTCCAAATATCCCTGACTTTACCTGTTTTAGGATCATAATCAACTTTACATCTACACCGCTGATGTCTGCGATACACATCTTGAGGTACTTTAGGGTAACGATATACCCCAACAAGCTCACGACACCATTCGCAACATTTACCGCCCTCTTCCCTGACAATTTGCGGCAACAATCCAACATTTGCATGAAATTCCACATTTGCTCTGATACAATCATCAACGATTGACTGGCTAAAATTAACAATCGGCTCATCTAATAGCCACTTGACGTCATCAAATAGAGGTTCGCTATCCAAACGATTAACTAACCCGTCAATCTTATTCTGATTCAGCGGTGGATATTGGACCTTTAAATTAATTTTAGCCTGCTCATTTAAAACTTTTTGTACATCTCCAGCATAACCAGAAATTAACTCATAATTGCTGCCTAGCGTCTCACCTAAGAGACGTTTAGCAATATTGTAATACATTTTCCCATCTGGTAACTTTGACGAGCTCACAGAGCCTATCAGAGCCTTAGATAAAATCTCACCAACTTCAATAGCAAACTCATTAGCTGTTGCATACGTCGCTTTTTTCTCTTTCAGTGCCTCAAAAGACTTTTTTACAACATCACTAACACCATAAGATTGTTCAAACTCTCTCTGTATAGCTTTAAGTAACTCAGGAACAATATCTTTATCCATTACCACTTACCTCCACAGGTTTCGCGTCAGGATTCCCCTTGATGCCTGTCAAATCTCGCACCACTTCGCTATCAATTAGACCAGGTATTGCCCGATTGAGCTTAATAATACCATCACCAATCAAAGTTAAGCCACTTGCATCTGCTTCAAACAGCGGTTCCCACTTAGGCAGTGTATTAACAAACTGACTTCTCAGGTATTTAAAGTCATCACGCAAGCAAACTGCAAGATAAGCAACATTTAACAACCCGCTACCAAAAGACCTCTGTGCCTTACGCCCAGCAAGACGCAAATTTTCGTGACTGGCCTTAATCGCCTCGACAGATGACGGATTATCAGACACAAACCCTAAATCATCTAAGGTCAGCCCCATTTCCCCAGCAAACCCTGCCGCAGCAGTACGCAACTGCTCCGTAAAAGGCGACATGCTAGCAGTTGTAAATTGACCAACAACAGGCTTATCACCATCATTATCCTTATCAATCCTCAACAAACTAGAGACCGTAGCCTTCCAATTATCTATTGCGTCGACATCGGGATCCATACCTAAAATGTATTTTTGCGGCCACGAATAAAACTCCGCTGTGATATCTGACCGCTCTAAGGTGCGTTTAGCGTACTTTTGATAATACATACCAGCACGAGTAATCCGACTACGACCAAACGGACGCACCGCATCAGGACGATGTATAACTGGTACCAATAGGGGGTGACCAGTGGTATTATCCACCGAATAAGATTTACCATATTTTGGGATAAAGTAAGTTTTGTCAGAAGTAAAATACGCTTCTAAGGTCGGACGATTATAGTCATCACTAGCAAGCACCGCATATCCTTCTGTCAATAAGCCAGTGATAGGATTGATAATACCCGTTGCCTGACTAGCTTCGATGACTTGTAATCTAGGACTATCACTATCAACACCCCTAGTGATATAGACAAAACAACAAGAGCCAATCAAAGCTGACAAAACAACCGAGTCAAAAAAGACATCTGGATTGTTGTCATTAAAAATCTTATTAGCATTAAACTGATCATTAGCAAACTCACGAAAAACCAGTCTATCAGCGAGACTATCCACACCTTTCGCACACCAGCCCAAAACAGAACGATATTGACTTCGGATTTTTATAGGTATTGTAATTCCTACTGGCGACTCATAGTTTGTCATTGCATAGTGCTTGTATCTCATATTGACTCGTGATTGAACAGAAGCCAATTTCCTACGCATATAAGATAGACCTTTTAGGGTCATAATTTACCTCCTTTTTGATATCGATTTTAATTTTGGCGCGAGAAAATTTGTACAGTGACGGCGTGAAGCCCGGCCACGACTGGGGGGAGGTCCCTATCCCCCCCTTTTTGCTGTTGATTACCATTTTGAGGATTAATCAACTTTTATAGCGAGACCAATCCATTATTTGAGGAAGATTTCTATTTCCAATTATTTTTGTATTACCTGCTCTCTCATCAGCAAATAGTTTGTCAGACTTCTGTCTATTGCATTGCCAGTGCGCTAGCTGTAAGTTTTCAATTGCTGATGGGTGACCATTTTTATTTACTGGAATGATATGGTCAATAACTGGGCTTAATGGGTGTGGATACTTGAGGCTCTTATCAACTGGTAAACCACAAATGCCACAAGTGTTGCGAGTCTTTAGAATTATCTTCTTATTTTTATCAAACGCTACACGATGTGGTCCGTTTCTATCGGCTCTTAAGTCGTTCACTTTTATTACCTCAAATCTCTTTAAAAATACCACTCTGAATTTAACATATCTTATATACTGTTAAATTGAATTAAATATTGTCAACAGCTTATGTCATAAGGTTTAAACTATATTTAATAAATAACGAATTTACTTTTTCTCGTTATGTTAAATACAAGTGTGTTTAATAACTAAAATCAACCATATATTTATCAATTTCATCTTGTTTATAACCAATATAAACAAGTGTAATATCCGGTGAGGAATGATTAAAGATTTCCATCAATATAGCAACATTCCCATATTTTTTATAATGGTGATAGCCAAATGTTTTCCTAAGGCTATGTGTTCCTATATTTTTTAGACCAACATGATTAGCAGCACCTTTGATAATCTGATAAGCTGCCACGCGACCTATCGGAACTATCTTTGAGCCATTATCTTTATCTCTTTTGCGACTAGGAAATAAATAATCATATTCCTTCAGTTTTTTATTCTTTATATACTGATCAAGAACTTTACGCATGACTGGATTGATAGCAAATACTTTTGTTTTGCCGGTTTTTTCTCAGTAGTTCGTATGCGATCAAGCAAAACATCTCTTACCTTTAGAACAAGAATATCGCTGATTCTCATTCCAGAATAGAGACCCACAACCACCAAAACAAAATCACGTTCATTCTTTTCCTTCAGGTAGTCTTTCATTCTTTCAATGTCATCAGTGTCTCTAATAGGTTCTACTGATTTCATCTAACCACCTCCAGTATATCTACAAAAATGCCACACCTTTTGCAGGTATGGCAATATTTATATCCAATCGTTTTGATATTACCATAATATCACATTTAAACAGTTAGTGAGTTCGCTGTTAGTTCGGTAAAATTCCGTTATTTTTCCGATTTTTCCACAACTAGAATGCTGTCACGATATAGACTAGCGAATGCTAGTAAAGCATCGGTCAACATATCATGATACTGCGTCTTTTCGTAACCTAATTCATCTGATATTTCTTGGTTAGACTTTGTATTTGTTTTAATATACCTATCATACAGTATTCGCCGATGATAAGGATTGAAGAGATTTCCGACAGCAAACTCAATGGCATCAAGTTCTGCGATGGCATCTACTTTAGTTATTGCCAAACGCTCTACTGGTTTGCTTGGATTATTATTAGGCTGTCGAGGTTCAAACGAATAAGTGGCAGTCACCTTCTGCTCACCAACTTCACTAGCAATTAACCGCCAGCGCTTATGCTCTTTGAGCTTTCTATGGGCGTTAGCTTTTGTCTTTTCTACATCAATCTCTGGGAAAAAGATAATTAATCACCTCCTCTATCTATTAGTTTTGCCAACTCTTGCAGTGATTTAGCTGCATTATCAAAGGCTACGGATAAGCTTGCAAACATATTACTAATAGCAATGCTCACCGATTTAAAAGCCTGACGAACTTTCTCAGGATCTTGCAAAAACTGTTCTAATTCTTGTTGTCTTTTTAACTCAGCCTGCTTAGCTTTCTTCTTTTTGATTCTTTTATTCATCTGGCTTCCTCTTGTAAAACCTTTGTAAAAATTTCTTTAACTAATTTATGCGGTATGTTCGACCGCTCGTTGTATGATTTTGAAAAGTATTTCCACTCAATATCCTGCTTGATAATGTCATTTTTAAGACCTAGATCAATATTACTCGCAAACTTGGTCGGTTTTTGCAATGGGTAATCATAGTTGTTGTATCGTGTGGGGTTTTTATATGGTAAATCAAAGCCTATAATTTGCTCTATGTACTTCCATAATCTGCCTCTAGCTGGATTTTCAATGATGAAATACTTAGGTTCATACCTCTTGATGATTTCAATGGTGTTAAAAGCTGTTAGTTCTCCATTGACTCTTTTCATGAATTGCTTGCTGTATTGATAATTGATGTAGGCTTTTTCATAGTCTGAGCTATTCCTAATAGTGAACATGCTAGCCTCTCTCTGAGGGACAAAGAGACCGTCTGAGAGGTCTTCCTGTTTCCAGCAAGCATTACCCTCATTCATTGCACTAGCATTACTCCAACTCTCACAGGGTGGGCTTGCTATTATCAAATCAGGTTTAGGAAGTTTATCAAGTTCGTCAAATAGCTTAGTATCTCCGAACAATCGGCCATAATCCGCTAAATTTAAGTTGATAAAATGATTGTTTTTGTTTTCAATGTCAATCCCTATCGGATAAATTTCGATTTCTGGAAATTCTTTAGCTGCTTTAGTATACGAGCCATTACCGCTATCAAATAATGCCCAAATAATCATCCTCATCCTCCATTTCCAGTAAGTTCATCAAACTTTACAAATGTCATCCAGTGAGTTGTTCCGCGTTGTTGACCAAAAAGCGGTTTAAATGGAATTGCTGACAAAACTTCTCTTACATTAACCTGGCAATCAGACCATTTAAAAATTAATGTTCCGCCAACTTTTAGAACTCGTATACACTCTTCGAAACCTTTTGAAATATCTTCTTTCCAGTTTTCTTTATCAAGTTGGCCATACTGCGCTTTCATAATTGAGTTTTGTCCAACATATTTTAAGTGTGGTGGATCAAAGACAGCCAGGTTAAAGCTATTACTTTCAAAAGGCATATCACGAAAATCACCAATTACATCAGGGTTGACATTGATTTTTTTGCCGTGCATCTCAAATTTTTCTTGTCTGACGTCCATAAAAGTTGTGTGAGGTTCGTTTTTATCAAACCAAAATAGGCGACTTCCACAACAAGCATCTAAAATCTTGATGTCTGTCATTCTCTAACCTCCGTTCCCCGTTAACTCAGCGATATGCTTAGTCTGTCGCTGGTTTTGCTCGCTAACACGTTTAAGCTGCTGCTGCGTGCTAACAAGCTGCATACGCAAGTCTGTTATTTGTTGCTCGTAATGCTCACTGCTATAGTCATACCCAATCACAAATCCCACAGCAAAAATGCAAGCAGCTAAAAGTATAAGTACAAAACCTGTTAAAAAGTCGTCTTTAGTCATGATCAGCCTCCAAATCCATCATTTGTCCGATAGATTTTAGTATAGTATCAGCTATCAAATCAGCGCCATCGCATAGACCTTTTTTATAATCATCACTTTTGTTTATGGGTGCCGCTTTAATCATACTGATTATTTTTGGCATGGATAGCCGCAAAGCCTCATGTAATGCTGCAAGCGTATCAGTGTCTATCATTTTGTCACCTCCTCAAAGTCAAATACTTCCGCGCTTTTACCATTTGGTAATTTAATCACTCTACCTTTTCCCATCGTGCCAAATAGACCGTAGGCCGCCCAGTTACAACCAAGCTGTGGATTATATCTACCAATACAATTAACTGCCGCTTTATCTGGACTATCGACATACTCTCTAAACTCGCTAACTTTATTTCCCCTGCCGCAATTTGGGCATTTAAAAATATGTTGCTCAATATTTTCGCCAAATCGGCTAACACCCTCAGCTTTCCATTCTGCCAGTGTCTGTTCTTTCATTTTGTCCTCTTTTCCGTTAATTTCCCAAGATAATCTAAAACTCATTCTTCCACTATTCCTAGTAATTCTGGGTTTTCGTAGATATTTCCGATGACATCACAATACGTCCAATCACCGAGCCATTCCTCTGTGAAGTCTGTTTTGACTTTCCAAGCACAATCCTCAGTATCGTATAAAACAACCCCTACCTCACCAGAGGCACAATCCATAATAATGTCTTTATCATAAATCGTATTATCATCATCGTATGCTAATTCCATAAGATACTTATCGTCAAAACTATAGCCGATAAGTCCTTTTTTGCCCTTAATGATTTTTTGAAAAATTTTGTCTCTCTCTCCTCGATAGATATTACCGCCCCAAATAACTAATTCCTTATCATCAATCATCTTTTTTCGTGCGGATCCCATGCTCTAAATTTCGGTATCATCGTTATTGCCTCCTGTGCAATGCTAAAATACAAACTACTGCGATTAAATAAATCATGACCTCGTCACTCATTTTGCAAATCTCCTCTCATAATACTCAATGGCACACTTACATCTGCTTGACCTGCACCAAGGTAGGCAAACCCTGCTGCCAAGAAGACTTCTTGTGGGCTTAGCGTACTTCCGAGATCATCGACTGCTTGGTCAAGGTATATGCTAAAAACTTCAATTTCTTTTTTAGCTCTGCTTTTTGCTTTTTCTGCTTCTTCTGATGTCATACTTCCTCCTAAAATGTTATTTTTGAGCATTCTCTCCATGCTCTCAATTCCTCGATTTTGTTTATTCGGCTATCTTCATCTAGTGCCATGATTTTGGCTGCATGTTCTTCAGATAGGCCAAAAAAGGTTATTAATATTAGTTCCATAGCTTGATCCTCTCATCTTCCAGTCCTGCAAAATCCATAATATGGCTCTTAGCGCAGCCTTTTCTGATGCGTGATGCAATTCTCTCTCCATATATTTTTCTGATTTCGGCAGGTGTCAGATTGGTAGTGATAATTGTATTTGTACGCTTATTAAGCAAGCTGTAAATAATACTTATTGACCAGTCGCTGACCTTTTCGGCGCCTAAATCATCTAAAACTAGATAATCAACATTTTTTAACTTATCTAGCCAAAATGCCTCTTGGCTAAAGTCTCGCTTTATCTCTGATAGCAAGTCAGTAATGTTTACAAGCAGTCCTAACTTTTTAGTCTTATCAGACAAACCTCTGATGATGCTATATGCTAGATGACTTTTCCCGCGGCCAGCCTTACCAGTCATGATGATGTTACCCTTACCACCACTAAACCAATCGTTAGCCATTGTCTTTGCCCAAACAAGGACCTCTTTTTGCCTTGCTGTATCTACTCTAAAGTTATCAAACGAAGCGTTTGCTAACTCGCTATCCATGATCGATAGTTTTTTAAGGTAATACAGTCTTTTATCTTCACACTCTTTCTCATATTGCTTTTGGACGTGTAACTCATTTTGGCTTTCTAAGTCCTCTTTGTGACACATCGGGCACACTGTCAAGCCAGTTTTAAGGATTGTAATATAGCTGCAACCATGTTTTTGACAGACAGCATCTTCTTTCTTGGTGTTTTGTTGATAAGATATAGCGATTTTAGCAAGTGCGTCTTCGTCACCAAGTATCATATTCCGATACCTCTTCTTGTTTAGATTTTCTAGATTGGAATTGCCTTTGTTCTTCGTCTTGTTGGGTAATAGTCGTAATACCGTTTTGTGCCCAACTCTTTAAAATAGAATTGATATAGCCGAAGCTACGCTTAGAGTTATCTGCCGCTCTATCAATAGCACGCTTCACCAACTTGCTTTCCAATTTATCAATTTGGAGATAAGCGTTTAGCTTTTCTGCTTGGTAACCATCTAAAATGCCGATTCGTGATTGATAATACTCAAAGATATTAAAATCAGATTTTTTATCAGCAGCAGAAGATGAATCTTTTATCTCTTCTTCTACTTCTGACTTTATATCTATATTTATATCTATCTTTTTATCTTTCTCTATCTCTATCTCTGGTGGAGATTTCTCCGCACATTTTGTGGACATTTGTCCAATTTGCTTAACTTTTGACCGTTCAATGCGCTTTCTATCAGCATCTGTGCTAGATTTTCCGACAAAGTTTTGAATATTTGTCATATATATCGCGCCGTTATCAAGAATTTCAATTAGCTGTAAATCTCTAAAAATTTGGATAGCTTTTTCGATAGTGCCAACCTGATGCCTTGTAATTGTGGCAAGCATTTGAGCGTTGTAAGGAATAAGATTGTTAAACATTAATAAGCCATCATTTTTTAAACTTCTTAGATATAATTTGAGCAAAATATTGCTATAGATATAACCATCAGGCATACTTTCTAAAATAATCGCTTCGTCACTTTCAAAAAATTTTCTTTTAATTTTAGATAGTAATACTTTTTGTTATCTGCCATTTATCCTCCTAACTAGCGTTTACATTGCTGCTTCATGTAAGCATCGAATCTAGCCCATTGTTGCTCTGATGACGCTCTCAGCGTGTCGTGTTTGATTAGCTGTTGTGTTTTTGGCTTTGCAAAAATAAAGTTAAATAGTTTCATATTATGCCCCCTTTTTTAATCCACTGATTCGTAAAAACCTATTGACATCTGCTAGGTCATATAGAACTTTGCCGTTTTCCGATGACCTTTTAAAGTTAAATTTTCCTTGGTTTCTCCACTCGGTTAATTTAGTTCTTCCCCACCCTGTTTCTTTTTCTAATCGTTTCATGGTAACCCACTCAATTGACTTAGAGTTCTCGATTTGAGCAATTTTTAGCGCTTCTCTGTTTAGAGAAATCAAGTCTGCAAGTAGTTCCTTTCTGAAATCTGGTCCAAATACCTCAATTGCCATGGAACCTTCCTCTCTCTTGTGTTATAATCTAAGTAAATAGTTTTTGTTTTGAGTCCGATTCCCGTCGGACTTTTTTGTTATAATCATCTCGAAGGGAGGTGATTATATGGCTAAAGATTTGTTGGAAGTAACATCAGAAATTATCATCGGAAATCACGAAAGTTTTTATCGTGAATTTAGAGCTGCAAAAAACGAAGGTAAAATTAAGGATGCTACTTTTGCGGAATACTTAGGTCTTGAGTATAAGAAACTTTATCAATACGTTTCTAACGTCAATTCTATTGACTAGTAAAACTCAGACTTAATGTTTACATTGAATTGAAGTCTATCCTTTGGATGGGCTTCTTTTAGTTTCTTTACTTCTGTGATTGCCTCTTCAGATGTTGTGCAATATAGGGTAAATGTTATTTCGTTCATGCCATCTCCTTTCTAAACTGGCAGATAGTCCTGATTAAGAAATTTGTTGATAAAATATTGTTGCCCCTTACCAGTCAGTTTTGTAGTCTTGCTGATGCGGATACTGCCATTCGGCTCCTGGTGGGTCCGTTCCTTGACTTCAAACAGCTTCATATCCATCGAACGTTGAGTTGGCATATTGTAGCTCTCACCCTTTTTCCGAATGAGAAAGCCATTGTTACGCAACCACTCAAACAAACGATTCTGACCGATCTCATAGCCATTTTGACGCAAGATTTTAGCAAAATCACCAATCAAGATAGATGTCTCACTAGCCTCGACCGCATTCGCAAACAGTACCTTGGGACGGTCTGCCTCAATCTGGGCTTCTAACTTATGCACTTTCTTATCAGCCATCAGCAAGGCTCTTGCCATGATTTTTTCTGGGCTGTTGAAGTCTTTTTCAACTTGGATAAAGTATTGACGGACTTCTTTGCCTTTGTCAGTCTTGGATACCATTGCCAAATTTTTGGCAGCATCAAGTGAGAGAGCGTAGTCTTGGATTTCTCTGACAGCCCCATTATTTACAACCGTAGTTCCAACTACACTTGTAAAATCATATCCTTCTTCAAGTATTTTGAAGTTCTGTTCCACCCACTGACTAAATCGCGTTTTAACCTCTAGAGTTTTGTGTAACTGACGTGCTGACACAACTGGTTCTTGATTTTTGTTTAGTGTTACGTTAATTAGTTGATTCATAATTTCCTTTCTAGTGTTGTGTTAGTTTTATTAACAAATATTTTTGTCTATCATGTTAGACGTTGAGTTAAAAAAATAAATCCTTGATCTTTACGTCCAAAGCTTTCGCCAATTTCTTCAGAGATGCGGTAGATGTCTCTGAATATGAACCTGTTTCCAATCCAACCACGAGCGAACGACTAACATTAGCTTTATCAGCTAATTCACTTTGAGTAAATCCTTTTTTCTCTCGTAGTTGTTTTAGATTAAATTGTTGCATTCCCCCACCCCCTTTCTGTGGTATAATTTAAATAAAATGATTGGAGAAAAATAATAATGTTGCTTGATGTAGTTATACAATTTAGAGATCGTAGAAGTACAATCACGATTGATACACCTTCGACTTGCCCCCACTGTGGTCGAACTATGTCCCCTCAACACGTTGGCGAAAGCAAAAGTTCTGACAATGAAAGTTATTCATATCAGGGGCATTTTTCAGTGATATTCCGTTGCTCTTTCGATGATTGCTTAAAATATTTTGCTGTAGAGTATATCCACGATCAGATTGGTAAAGGATCAGCTGTCGCCTACTTCTATCGTCCACCTATTAGAGTGAATCTTCCTGAAAACGTTGATAAAGTGTCGCCAGCATTTGTAGAGATATACTCCCAAGCTACAATTGCAGAGCAAGAAAAACTCGATCAAATTGCAGGTGTTGGTTACCGTAAAGCTGCTGAGTTTTTAATCAAAGATTATACAATATCAAAGAATCCTGACGACAGCGACAACATCAAACAAATTATGCTTGGAAAAGTAATTAGTGACTATCTCTCCGACTTCCCTAAACTCCAAGCTCTATCTCGCTCGGTGGCGTGGATTGGTAACGATGAAACTCATTATGTTCGTAGACATAATAATAAAGACTTGCAGGATCTCAAACGTTTTATTTTAGCAGCTGCTCAATTTGTTGCGGCAGACTACGACGCTGACGATGCACTATCGTTCACTTCTACAGACTGAGAAATCTTAGAATCAATTTTATCCAGCTTCTCCGCTATATATGTCGCTGTCCTCATGATTTCATTGAGGGCTGTTCTTTCTAGTTCGTTCATATCGTTTCTCCTTTCCACTCCCTCTTGGGAGTTTTTGTTTTGCTTAATTTCTTAAGCTTGATTATAGTCTAACATGTTAGACGTGTGGTTGTCAAGCATGTTAGACAAAAACTTGAAAAAATTTTTTGTACTGTATAATATGTTTAAAATGTTAGACATTGTATTGAAAGGAATTCGATATGCATATAGGAAAATATATAAAAAGTATCGAGATACCAATAATCTGAGTATGGCTGAATTCGCTAAAGAATCAGGTATCAGCAAAGCTTACGTTTCTGTTCTTGAAAAAACAGAGATCCTCGTAACGGAAAAGAAATCATTCCATCTATTCCGATTATAAAGAAAGTTTCTGACACAATTGGCATCTCTTTTGATGATTTATTAAATTCGCTAGACGAAAATCAGATAATCGCGTTAAATGAAACGAAAACTGAAAAAAATCTAAATTCCTCTACTCTACAAAAAATCACTTCTACTTCTTCTCAACTAGAACACAAGCGGCAATTAAACGTGCTTGATTATGCTGAAACACAATTAGAACAACAAAACACAGTAGAAAACAGTAAGGGTATAGTAGAAGAACCACAAGCCGCCTACTACACCTACAACTACTACGACCACGCTGCTTCTGCTGGTACTGGTCAATATTTAAGTGATGTGCAAGTAGAAACTGTCGAATTACCTGTTGACTATGACGCTGATTTTGTCATACCGGTTCATGGCGATTCTATGGAACCAGAGTATCACTCTGGGGACTATGTGTTCGTTAAGCTATCCGTAGAGCTCACAGATGGCGATATCGGCGTGTTTGAGTATTACGGGGACGCTTATATCAAACAACTGCTTATAAACGCGGAGGGAGCCTTTCTGCATAGTTTTAACAGCAAATATGAGGATATACCGATAGATAGAGATAGTGACTTTAGGATTATTGGAGAAGTGGTTGATGTGTATAGAGAGGCGTAAAACGTAACAAAACTGTCAAAAACTAAAGAAAACTTGCGAAAAAGTAAAATAAAGTTACTTTTTGGTTGACTATATAAAACAAATGCGATACTATATTCTTACGAGTTAAGTTCACATCCTCGAGAGGGTGTGTTACGCAAAGATATGGTGTCTGCATTTGTAGACACCATTTTTTGTTATATCAAGAGAGGACAATTATTGAAACCATTTAAAAACTTAGACCAACAGATTGCTATCCTAAAACGCCGAGGTTTAAATATTAATGATATCAGCTACGCTAAAAGGTATTTATTGACAAACAACTACTATGATGTCATCAATGGATACAGTAAATTTTTTACAGTGAGAAATAACAATGAAAGATATATCTCATTAGCCGAGTTTGAAGAAATTAAAGCTGTCCATTTATTTGATAAAGAATTTAAATCAGCACTGCTAAAAGCACTCATTGAAGCTGAAAAACATTTCAAATCTGTTGTTGCTTATCGCTTTTCAGAAAAATTTCCTGAACCTTATGCTTATCTAAAAACAGAAAATTTTAGAAAAACCAAAAATTTCAACGAAATGTCTAGAATTTCTAAACTCATTGGTAATCTGACGACAATAATCAATTCAAATATTAAAAAGAACCATTCAAACTCAATTAAGCATTATTATTACTCACATGGTGGTGTCCCTTTTTGGGTTCTATGTAATGATATGACATTTGGGCAGATTGTCACATTCTATGAAAATTTAGATGATAAATTAAAAGAAAAAATCGCATTTGATTTATCTTCGTTTTTACAAGATAATATTTTAAATATTACTGGAGCTTCATCGAATAATATTATTTCTGTACCTACACTTTCTAACTTCTTAAAAAAATGCAAATGAATTTAGGAACATTGCAGCACATAATAACCTTCTATTTAGACATCGTTGCTGGAAAAATTTAAAATTTCAACGTTGGATGCCAAGGAATAGTAATCATTGTAATAAGCAAGGACTATACTATGTCTTTTTATACTTACAATGTCTATTATCCGCCTCGCAATATGCCACACTTCACAATACTTTTCTTAAACGAGTAACCACTTTAAAAAAGAAATTAAAATCCATTTCAATTTCAAAAATACTCTTAGCACTTGACTTTCCAAGCGACTGGGATACATGTGGTAAGATACCACAGAGTAACAGCCCTAAAAGAATTTGGAAGATTAATATCGACTCAGTTAAAAGTGTCTCAAGGGCAAAAGCATCTAGAAATAGATTTAAAATAAAAAGTCATTAAAACAAAAAGCCCCACGCTCAACTTTGGTCGGTGCGAGCGTGAGGCAAATCCTGTATAGTAAAAACCTGCTTTGTAGTAGGTCTCTTTACTATGCTTATTTTATCAAATTTGGAGATAGTAGGCAATGAAAATTGAATCATATAAAAAGAAAAATGGCGAGACCGCTTATAGATTTCTTTTGTACACTGGATATGTTGACGGTAAAAGAAAATATATTAGGCGATCTGGATTCAAAACAAGGCAAGCTGCTAGAACTGCATTGATCAATCTACAAAGTGAAATTAGTGAGCCTAAAACTAGCATGACATTTGGAAAATTGACAAAACAATGGCTTAAAGAATACGAAAAGACCGTCCAAGGAAGCACATACTTAAAAACTGAAAGAAATATAAATAATCATATTTTACCAAAACTTGATAAAGTAATGATTGGAGATATTAATCCGCTACTTATCCAGAGATTAACTGAGGAATGGTGTGATCATTTAAAATATGGTGGTAAAATACTAGGACTTGTTAGAAACATTCTAAATCTAGCGGTTAGGTATGGGTATATTAGTAACAATCCAGCACTACCGATTACACCACCAAAATTAAAAAGAGAACGAAAAAAGATAATAATTTCTATACTCTTGATCAATTAAAACAATTTTTAGAACTAGTTGAAAAAACTGATAATATTGAAAAAATAGCTCTGTTTAGATTGCTAGCATTCACAGGAATACGAAAAGGGGAGCTTCTGGCACTGACTTGGGACGATTTAAATGGAAATACCTTGTCAATAAATAAAGCTGTCACACGTACTCAAATTGGACTAGAAATAGATGTTACGAAGACCAAGTCAAGTGATAGATTAATCAGCTTAGATGATGAGACTTTGGAAATTTTACAAGAACTTCACGAAACTTTTCCTACTTCTACTCTTATGTTCCAATCCGAATCAGGTGGAATTATGACACCAAGTTTACCACGAAAATGGCTATTGCAAATTATCAAAGGAACAAACTTACCCCAGATTACAATTCATGGATTTAGACACACTCATGCTAGCTTATTATTTGAATCAGGTTTGTCATTAAAACAGGTTCAGCACAGACTCGGGCATGGTGACTTACAAACGACTATGAATGTATATACCCATATCACACAATCGGCAGTTGATGATATTGGAACTAAATTCAATCAATTTGTTACAAGTAAGCAACTAAATTGA